AATGACCTTAAAGAAACAGCGAGTTGGTAAAGTTTTTAAAGTTTACGCAATAACCTGCCGCTGTGCTTTAATCAGAACAATTTTTTTGATCGCGATTGCCTAAATATTAACTTTATTATGGCAAGAAAAAACTTACCGTTCAAAAATCAATGATATAGCCACATTTCAATAAGATACCAAAATTAATGGCAAGACAAATGCGGACAAATGCGGACATTTGGTCGCCCCAAATCATGCCCCAAACGCCGATTTGCCCCAAAATCTGCCCCAAAATTGCCAGCCTCTGCTCTCAAAAAGCCCATCAGTGATGATAATGGAGTAATGGGCTGATTTCATCGATGGTCGCGCAGGTGAGTAAGCCATTTCCCCAGCTCTTCAAACACCATGATGCTATCAGCACCACCGCCGCCGGTACAACCAACAGCAACTAAACAACGGTGTTGTCCCCGCGAACATCGCAGATAGTAAACGTCACGACGCCGATGACAGTAACATCGTCCAGGGCTTCACCCTCGATCGCTTCGCCGTCTTCGGTAATCAGTGACTTTCCTCTCAGCGTGGCAAGTTCCGTCCCGCCGCCGTGCTGGATAAGCAGTTGGCTCCCCTGCTTTGGCTTCAGGGAGATATCCAGCACAACGTAACCGCCAGACCGCTCGAAGAGCAACGTATTAGGCCCGACATTGCAGATCGAGTTAACGGTCAGCCGCTGTTCGGTATAGTCCGTCGCCGGTGATGGAAAGCCCATTACAGAACCCTCCCCATGTTGGCCATCATCCACAGCCTGTTTTCGCTATGGTCCGGCGTCTTATCGACGAAATACGTTTGCTCGCGCGCTATCCAGGCGTTAGCTTCTACCTCAGAAAAGTGGATGCCATGCTGGCGCAGCGCGCTAACAAAGTCGCGGGTGTGAAGGTACTGGAACCCCTTGGAACTGCGCAAAATGGACTCGCGGAAAGCCGCGGCGATGTCTGACTGTCGAAGCATGATCTGCCCTCCTGCATTACTGGTTATAAATACAGTAATTTCATTCAGGAGGCAGATCAAAGAGGCTGCGGCTATCAATTTTCATGACAGCCGCTGTTCGTGTGACCGACTAAACTGTCAGGCCGTAGTTTTTCCCCCAGTCGGATATCCAGTCATGCATGGCGGTAATTTCAGAATCTATCAGAGCGCGGTTGAAAATGAATACACACGCGATTTCGCAATCCTCTACGGCTGTATCAGCCTGACCGTTGCCTGTGCCGATTTTAATTGTCACGTCTGAGCGGGTGGCCCAGGTCAGGCCGTCAGCGAGCGTCAGGGTGGCGTTCAGGTTCTGCGTGAGGTTATAGCCGGTATTCACCCGACCCGAGATACGCTGCGCCATTGCCTGCCAGACAGGGTTATCCGACCCGGACGCTATCGGAATGGTCACGTTCTGGAATGAGAACGTGTTGCTGGCGTTTTTGGCGATAGCGTGCGCGTACAGGTTGGAGTCCTGCAACGTCAGCAGGCCAACAGCACCGCCGTTACCAGAAAACCAGCTCGTTGCATAGCATTTAGCTTTACCTGACAGCGCAGAAATACGCCGTTTTGCTACCGCAAAAATCGTGATATCCCCGGCCCAGGCGTAACCTGTATCGATATACGCCGAGTTGTTAAACGTGTAGGAGTGGTCGGTCGTTTTTGTCGGAGCCCCCGTTTTAGATAACAGGTCGCCGGAGCCGTTAAAGTTTTTCTCCGGGTTATCTCCCACCATCAGCAGAGCGCGAACCAGGCCATTTCTGACCGGAATATTGACACTTTTCGCATATTTCAGAATATCGTCATTATCTACAATGATACGCAGTCCAGACATTACAAAGTCCTCACAGAAATTGAATAAGATGCAGAGCGGTTAAACAGGGGATAGGAACGGTTAACGAGCGCGGCGATATTTTCCCCGGCATCCAGTCCGTAGCCTGTTTCGTAGGTCCATTGATACAACGCCAGCTGGTCATCGCTGTCTGCGATGTTGTGGCCACCTGCATGATTCGCATCACCCAGGACTACTGTCATTGCGCCCGTTAGTGTGAATGTCGGGGTGATTTTCATCACCGTATCTGATGCTATCTCAACAGCGACAGCCGAACCGTAGTGAACGCCGTTCGCGTCAATAACAGTAAACCCGTAATCGGCATGGTCAGTAACGGTAGTCCCGGTATAGAACGGCTGTTTGACAAGCGGCGCATACAGCGGACTGAACGATACGTAAATCGCCTTGCCGTCATATACCGCATCCAGCGGTTTGAACGGGTTGAAATTCAGCCCGGAGACAACGGGGTAAATCTCCTTGGCGTACTGACAACCTGCCCAGCGATAGCTGTTTGCGTACCAGTGATTAGCAGGGCGCGGATACGGGAACTCGTTGTGCAGGAAAAACGCGCCACGGTCTGTATCAGTGATGCCAATCTGCGCCATTTGCACGTTCAGTTTCTGCGTGTTCCCCGCATACATGCCCCCGGTTTGATAAACGAAAAATCCCGGCGCCTCCTTCTGGCCTGTTGCTGCAATACAGTCAGAAATCATCGATGATTTGATATCGTTGAGATGGCCAAGATATTCAGCCGTTGTCATCCCTCCGGTATCATTTTCACCCTGCATCCAGATAATGCCCGCCACCTGCGTCTGCTCATATCCGGCAGTTTTAGCTGCCTCCATGTGCCCCTTCAGGCAACTCAGCCAACGACCGTAATAATCAGTTAACTGGTCTCCCGTCACCGGGATAGCCGATGGCGAGGAAATCCCTGTGCTGACGGATGTGGGTTTGGCAATCTGGTAAATGCCGGTTGTCGCGCCGGCGGGAACCGTTATACGACGACTGACCGGATAAACCGAGCCCGCAGCAGGATTAGTGATGGCCAGTGCCGCGACGGCGACATTGGACAGGGACGGGCCATCAAACCGGATATTGACACGCACCGTCCCGGTGATGGCGGTCGGGAAATAGACCCGCCCTGTCACCTCAATAACCGCCCCGGCAGTCACGTCGAATTTCGCACTCTCAACGTATGACGAGCCAGAATACAGAACGTTCACGCCGTCAACGGGCGTTACCGTCCCGGCGCTCCAGCCGCTCGCCGAGTTTGCGAATGTCGGGTTGCCCACGACATTGTTTGCCGGGTCAGCCGCCGTCCGCTTCTTCAGCGCAGTAATTGATACGCCAACAGTGCCACAGCATGAACCCGCCAAAGTTACGCTGGCATCGTTCACGACCCCTTTGCTTCGGTTATGGTTGTCTTTCAGTGTTTCAAGCAGCCCGGAGAGAATGGTTTCACCGAACGTGGTGCTGTCAGTCGAATCATCCGCTGTCATTGTGCCGTCGTCTTTCTGGCGACGTTCCCGCAGCAGGGTATATTTATTCTCCCCGCCGACAGGGGCAAACGCGTTCTGAATGCCGGGGTTGAGATTACTCCCGCGTGGAGACTGGCCCAGCATCAGGTTGCCGAGTGCGCTATCGGTGCGGGTTAGAATGCCTTTTGCCGCAGTGCCCAGCGTAAAGGACTGCCCGTATACGAACCAGAGGTTAAGTCCCTGCCTGATAACGGCAACAGGGTGCCGTTTCAGGTTGTAGTTCTGCGCAATATACGCCGCAGCGTCGGCACTGAGCAGTGCTGCAGTATCACCGGTTGATACAACGCTCTCGCCGGCAATCTGCGAGACCAGGTCAATAATATCAACCTCCACGCCGTTCTCATCCTGAAACACGAGCAGCCCACCGTCAGAGGCTACCATTCGGGCCTCACCGATATTCAGTTCGTCGGTGTCGACACGATAAATTTTATCCACGCTCATTCCTATTTCTCCTGTGTTTTCGTTTGCATAAAACGAAATCAAGGATAGTCCGTCCTCAGAAGACAGGGAAAAGACCGGGGAATTTATACTGACATTCCCGATAAGTTTGTCGATATCATCCAGAGACTGAGATTTCCTCCCGGTTAACTCCAGCGTGCCAGAATTATTGACGTATTCCACGGTCAACGTGGTTCCCGAATCAGCCACCCAGACCGTCGAGCCGTCAGGGATAGTCCCGATATCCACAGCATTCTTAGCGCGTGCGAGGGTCGCATATTCCAGAACCACGCCA